GTTAATTAGTTCTTGTATTGTCATCATTCACCTTTAATGTTGTTCATACCAATACTCTACACCATCAAAATCAACAGTATCGTAATTGTATTGTTGGTCTCGTGCAAAAGCTTCTATGTCTATGTAACAATGTAAAGCTTCATCTATATCAGCAAAGTCAAAAAAGTAATCTTCCATATAGTCTACAAAATAACTATCTCTAATAAAAAATACTCCAAACTCTAAGTCTTTCATGCCCACGCCCTCAGTATAGTTATCACAATACTGCTTTACTATACTTTGTAATGCTTTTACTTCATCTTCAAAGTCTTTATCATCTTCATACTTTTCTATATAATCAAGTATGTTTCGACTATCTATTACGTCATCACTATTTGTTATATCACTCATCATCATTTACCCCCATAATTTTCTTATTTTCTGCCAATCAAAATGTAGGTAATTTGACAGAATTTTTTGATTTCCATTTAAGTATTCTCTTTTAATTTCTGCATAATAACTTCTTATTAATTTAAAACTACTAACTTGTCTCCCTGTTTTTTTTTGTGGTTTAGGGATTAAAACCCACTCATATTTTTCTTCTTTTTCTTTACTCATCATTCACCTCTCTCTCAAAAATTTGTGATCTATAACCTTCGTTGATGTCTTTCTTAACTCTATTTTCTGCGTCTATTCTTTTAGACCATTGAGCCACTTTACTAAAGTTTTTTAATAACGGCTCTTTATGAAACAATAGCGTTCTTACTTCATACATAATTTTCATAATTAGTCCTCTTAATAATCTGTTGAATCTATAATTGAGCATACTGAAGCCGAATAAATATTGTCTATATCGAGTAATCTTTTGTATGCTTTCATTACATTATTTTTTGTATAGTAATGTTCATAATGGTCAGTTTGTTTACCATTCCATTCTTCTGAATCCACACACCACACTAATAAATATCCTTTATTTTTCATAATTAGTCCTCTTTGCTATTAACAATATCGTGAATTAAATCCATAAGATCGGATCTAATTTCAGTCCTTGTATGCCAAAAATCTTTATTTTCTTGCCATTTTTCTGAGCCTGTAAACTTATCTATTATTTTTTCAAGGTCATCTGTTAGAGCAATCATTCCATCAGAATTTAAAGATAATTGTTTATCGGTAAAAGTAATATTTCCTTCATTATCTTCTTCTGTATAGTAATCAACATATTTACTTGCCATAATTAGTCCTCTATATCTTCAAAAATATCTACTAATCCATAATTAACTTTTGGATTCTTTCTGCTTTTTATAATTGCAGTATCGTATGGTTTTCTATTTGTAATAAAATCTTCAAAATCAAAAACTTTATCACCACTTTGTTTTTCAACGTCTATAGCATCAGATGTATGTAAAACATCTATCAAGTTATCTGCATACACAACAACATATAGATCGTCAGCATTTGGTTTATTGGTATAACCTTCATCTTCCCAATAAAAACCGCCAATATAATATTTGTTCTGTTGTAGTTCTTGAATAGCCATAATTAAAACCCTCTCAATACTAATTGCTTTGGCTCTATCAATAAGCCACCTACCATTTCAACACGTGGTAAATTTCTAATTGGTGAGTACTCCCCATCATCAACATTAATAAAACTGTATTTTATGTTTTGATCTTTTAAGTTGTTTAAATATAACGTTGCATCAACATCCTCTTCCAAATAATAGTTTTTATTATCATGATATGAAAAAGAAGAAATGCTACGCATAGTTAAATTTGTACGGTTGAATGTATCTTTTGATACTTTAAGCCAAGCGTGTCCACCGTCTTGATGAAAATAAAAAATTAAATCTTTCATTTTTAATATTACCTCTAATGATTAAAAATACATTATTACATATTTTTTTACAATTTGTCTAATTATTATGATAAACTTATGTTTTAATTTTATGAGGTAATAAAAAAATGGAAACAGTAAAAGAAAAAAAGCAATTAAAGAAGCAATATATTAATGAGCATATTGATAATATAAATGAGCTTTTTAATGCTTCGTTAGATCGTAGCAAGTATGAGCTTTTATTAGAGTTAGAGGAGTTAGCACATAAACAAGCTGAAATATGGTGCGAAAGATCATATACCGATAAAGAAAGGGAAGAAGTAGAAAAATATTTTATTGGTACTTTAAATGATCTTTTAGGTATAACAGGACATGAAGCTATTTTTTTAAATGGTGATCCAAGAGGATATGCATTAAAAATAAAAGATGATTTTATTAGGGATAGTAAAGTAAACATATATAAAGATTGGGGCGGTTATGGAATCTTTGCACCAGACTTTGCATATTTGGATAGATTATAATTAAGCGTTTAATGTGTGCGATTAGAGGGCGTTTTATACGCCCTTTTTTAATGGTTGAGATAATACATGCTGAATATTAAAAAAATAACTATTGATAATATATGCTGTTATTTGTGGGGGTTGATAGCATACGGTATCTCATCCGCACCTACTCCCCAAATAAAAGCACAAAATAAAACACAAAATAATTAATACATTTTGTCTAAAACGTGTATAATGTACTCTTAACACATTAAACGAGGTAATAAACGTTATGACAAATAAAACAATAACAATTGATGCAGGATTTTATAAAAAGAATGTAAACAAAGAACAGTATGTTAAAAGATGGTTAGATCATTTTAAACAAATAGGTTGGATGGTTAACTATAGTGATAGTGATCAAGTCTTAAGGTATGCAGACTGCGAAATGTTTGTTAAAGAACTTGCAGAAAAAGACTTTGAGCAAACTTACAAAATACAAAATAAAAAGGAGGCGGTATGAGACTACAAGATAAATTTAATGAAGGTGGCGGAACAGGTAGAGCAAGTTTTCAACTTGGCTACATAAAAGACGACAAGATCGGTAATATGTTTTTGGCGGTTTCTCTAATTGATAGAGGCATGCCGGGAACAAGATCGGTTGATCTGGTCAAAGCTCTTAATCAAAATGATTGGGGAGGAGCTAAAATGGCTATAACAGCATGTGATGATTGTTATCTGGAGTTATTGCTAGAACTTGAGCCAAGGATCGTAGACATGATCATACAAAATCTAATAGATGAAGATTTCATTTATGATGCAGATCATCTTAAACAGATCGTGAATAAGATCATGCCAGGATCTTATGATTAGTTAATCACCTGAACTAAAGAAGGGGAGCTGTTGCTCCCTTTTTTTTAGATCTCAAACATTCACGAAACTTATAAAGATAGCTTAGATCCTAACAGGATCCTAGCCTGTAATATAAGCTACACTTATAATAGGTTCCCTAGAGGGGGCATTTTATACACACAAATAGCTAATTTTTGACCCCCGACCCCCCTAATTTTGGGCAGTATATATATACACATACTTGCACAAGGTTTCTCACATACAATTACCAATTTTTACACAATCCTTCCACACTACGGTTTTTTAGTGCTACAATTATTCAAAGTTAAACGGGTGTGGCTTTCACCTCCAAAATATTACCTCGAAAGCTACGCCCAATTTAGAGGTGTTTATGGAAGAAGATATGATGATGCCTAACGTAGCTCCCGCTCCTGAGATGGTAGGGACTCCTATGGGGGGTGATTTATCTGCTCAAATGGCACCTGCACAAGCAGAACTTAGTCCCGCTGAAATGCAAGAGGCACAAGGAGCCCTCATGCAGATCATTCAAATAATTCAGATGTTGGTAAATCAGGGTTTGTCTGAAGAAGAAATTCAACAATTCCTAGCACAATACGGCATAACCGAAGAGGAGCTTGACCAAGCTGCTGCAATCTTAGGTGTTGATATAGATGCACTAATGGCAGGTGAGCAACGTATGCCTATGGCTCAGGGTATGTCTGCTGATTTGCAAAAATTTATGGCTCAGGTTGCTTCAAGACCACAAAGACAACAACAAAGTATGACAGATCCTCTAGCGCCTGCACGTATACCAAAAACACCAGAAATGATAATATTTTCTATCAATAATGATATAGAAAATCTTTATGAAAGTTATACAAATGCTGTAAAAAGTAACAAATTTGAAGAAGCTCAAGCTATAGCAGATCAAATAGACGGTCTCCAACAACAAATTATTAATCTACAAGAAAGTAAAGTACCTCCTATGGCCGGTCTCAATATGCGTTTTGGTGGTAGCGCAGCGGGAAAGTAGCAAGTCAAACTGTTAGTCCCCCAGAATCAATAGTAGAACCTATAAGCCCTACAGAAATGCGTACTGCATTTGGCGGTCCTTTGTATCAAATGCTCAATCCTAGCACCCAACAAATCGTAGATAATCTTGGCTTACGTGGTCAGGGTATTGGCGGGGTAGCAGCTATGGCTTTTAGTCCTGTTAGAAAAGTACAAGCTCCAGCGACAATTATGAAACGGGTTGATAGATTAATTAAAAAATTTAGAAGGCAACGAGCTAATTATGAAAGAGAGTTAAACAACATTCCTGTTGATGGCTTACCTGCACAAAAGGCTGCTGATAAATTCTTAAAGAGCGCACAAAAAACTCAAGCAGAACTACAAATGGTTTATGACAGAAACAGAGGCTTTGGCTTAGGTGATTACATAAGATCAGGTATTGCTGCTAATTAATATTTATGACCAACCCAAATTTTTCGCACCTTTCTGATTCTGAAATACGTGAAACCCTCATGTTGCAAGAACGGTTGCAACTGTTACAACAACAAAAAGATTGCCAAGGTGATTTTTTAGAGTTTGTAAATTACATGTGGCCAGAATTTATTTGTGGTCGCCATCACAAAATCTTTGCCCAAAAACTTCAAGAAGTAGCAGAAGGTAAGTGCACTAGGTTGATCATTAATATGCCACCAAGGCACACCAAGTCTGAATTTTGTTCTACCTATTTTCCAGCCTGGATTATGGGTCGACAACCTAAACGTAAGATTATGCAAACTACGCATACTGGCGAACTTGCTGTTAGATTTGGTCGTAAGGTTAGAAACATGATGGATACCGAAGAATACAAACGTATCTTTGAAAATGTAAAACTGCAAGCTGATTCTAAATCAGC